GCGTGATTTTCAGCTTTTTATGAAGCGTCTCCGAAAGAAATTTGGTGAAGGTATTCGTTTCTTTGCTTCCGGTGAGTATGGTTCTCAGACGTTCCGCCCTCACTATCATGCAATCATTTTTGGATTGGAGCTTGATGACCTCGTTCCTTATAAGCGATCTGCGCAAGGTTTTCAGTATTTCAATTCTGCATCTTTTCAAGAAGTTTGGCCGAACGGCTTTGCTGTTGTTGCTCCGGTGACTTGGGAGACCTGTGCTTATACTGCTCGGTACGTTATGAAGAAGCTTTCCGGCCCGGAAGCTGAGTTTTACGAGAACTTCAATATTGTTCCGGAGTTTTCTCTTATGTCTCGCAAGCCCGGCATTGGTCGCCAGTATTATGAAGACCATCCCGACCTATATGAACATGAGTTCATCAATATTTCGACTGAGAAAGGAGGAAGGAAGTTTCGACCTCCGAAGTATCATGACAAGTTGTTTGATCTCGATTGTCCGGAAGAATCTGCCAAGCTTAAAGCCGTTCGTCAGAAGATGGCAGCTGAAGCGCAGAAAGCAAAATTACAGAAAACCACACTTAGTTATTTAGACCAGCTCGCCGTTGAAGAACGGAACCAGCTGGCTCGAATAAAATCATTAAAAAGGAGTTGTATTTAATGCGTAAGAAGATGCGTCCCAAGAAAGACAAGAAGGTCTTTCGTCGTACCGCTGCTAAGTCCAAGAAGATTAATATCAACCCGACTGTTTTTAGAGGAGGTATCCGGCTGTGATTTTTCTTGTTGTTGATGGTTCTCTCGTTGCTATTGGCCCTGACTGGATGGAGCATCATTTTCTTGAAGATGTTGCTGAACGTTTCCCCGGCAAGAGTATTTCTATTTTTACGGAGGACAAAGAATGAAATACGGTGTTTATTCTATTCGTGATGCCCGGACGGGCTTTCTTCCGCCCACGGTAGACCAGAACGATTCTTCCGCTATGCGTAACTTCGCTCATGCCTGTATGCAGAAGGAAAGTCTGCTGTTCTCCCATATTGAAGATTATTCCCTTTGTAAGATCGGTGAGTTTGACAATGAGACCGGCACGATCTCTACTCAGCTTCCCGATGTGATTTTGGATGGTACCTCCATCCAGCGAAAGGACGGTTGACATTATGTATGATGAAAAGCTTAGATTCGCTACTCAGTACCGTGAAAGAACTCGTTTCCCTTCAAATGGAGGTCAGCGCGAACGGATTTTATATCAGCCTAAGTTTGATGAAAATGGAGTTATGGATCTCGTTGAAGCTGGACGAGAAGACCTTTACGATTTCATTCAATCCCACGCTGATTCTGTAGATATCCACGTTCTTTTAGCTCGATATCAGAACGGCGACATTGACGCGCTTTCGCGTGTCCAAGGCGCTTATGGTGATTTCACCAATATGCCGACGTCCTATGCTGAGCTTCTGAATAAGGTCAATGAAGGTCAGAGCTTTTTCAATTCTCTTCCCGTCGATATCCGCGCAAAGTTCAATCACAATTTCGCGGAGTTTATGGCTGGTATGGACAAGCCTGATTTCCTCGACAAGCTCGGAATCAAGCCCGAGCGAGAGACTGACCCGCCCGAACAGGAGGTTACCGAATGAATCGCAATGTTGAATCCCATTTTGCTCTCAATCCCACGAATATCGATATCCGGCGCTCGACGTTTGACCGCTCGCATTCTCTTAAGACTTCGTTTAACGTTGGTGACATTGTACCTTTTTTTGTTGACGAAGTACTACCGGGAGATACGTTCAAAGTGGACACATCCAAGGTTGTGCGTTTGCAGACTTTGCTCACTCCGGTCATGGATAACATCTATCTTGATACGTATTTCTTCTTCGTACCGAACCGCCTTACTTGGTCTCATTGGAAGCAGTTCAACGGTGAAAATACGGAATCTGCGTGGATTCCTCAGACAGAGTATGAAATTCCTCAAATTACTGCTCCTGCTGATAGCGGATGGTTTGTTGGAACTATTGCCGACTATCTCGGTGTGCCTACTGGCGTTCCTAATCTTTCCGTTAGTGCTCTTCCTTTCCGAGCTTATGCCTTGGTGATGAATGAGTGGTTTCGTGATGAAAACCTATCTGACCCGCTCGTTGTTCCCGTCGATGATGCTACTGTAGCTGGTGTTAATACTGGCACGTTTGTGACTGACGTTGCAAAAGGCGGTCTTCCCTATAAGGCTGCCAAGTATCACGATTATTTCACAAGCTGTCTCCCGTCTCCGCAGAAGGGTCCGGATGTTTTGATTCCCTCGGCTACGTCCGGCGAGTATCCTGTTGTTACCCGTGAACAGCCTCACGATCCCGGTGGATATGTTTTAACTGGTGTTTCTAATATTTCTTTTGCTTCTGGAGATCGACCGGTTAATATTTACGATTCCCTTGCTTTTAAGCCCGTTGCTTCTGGTTCCAATTATGCTGGCATTACTGGTTTTAGTGGTGGTGCTGACAAGCCCGGTTTTGACCCTGTTAACCTTTATGCTGTTTCTTCCGGTGGTCTCGGTGCTTCGATCAATCAGCTTCGTATGGCGTTCCAGATTCAGAAGCTCTATGAGAAAGACGCCCGCGGTGGTTCTCGCTACATCGAAATTCTCAAGTCTCATTTCGGCGTCACTTCTCCCGATGCCCGTCTACAGCGTCCCGAGTATCTCGGTGGTAACCGTGTCCCCATCAATATCAATCAGGTTGTGCAGCAGTCGGGCACGGCTTCCGGCGAGACTGCACAAGGGACTGTTACTGGTATGTCTGTCACTACGGATTCTCATTCCGATTTCACCAAGTCTTTCACTGAGCATGGTTTTGTCATTGGTGTTATGGTTGCTCGTTACGATCACACTTATCAGCAGGGTCTTGAGCGTTTCTGGTCTCGTAAGGATCGTTTTGATTACTATTGGCCTGTTTTCGCCAATATCGGCGAACAGGCTGTGAAGAACAAGGAGATTTTTGCTCAAGGTCCGTCTGTTAAGGATTCCGCTGGTTCTGTTATTGATGATCAGGTTTTCGGCTATCAGGAAGCGTGGGCTGATTACCGTTATAAGCCTTCCCGCGTCACCGGTGAGATGCGTTCCCAGTACGCGCAGTCTCTTGATGTTTGGCATTTGGCTGATGACTATTCTGCTCTTCCTATGCTTTCGGATTCGTGGATTCGTGAGGATAAGACAAATGTGGATCGTGTGCTTGCAGTCACGTCCGCTGTTAGCAATCAGCTTTTCGCTGATATTTATATTAAGAACCGGACTACTCGTCCTATGCCTATGTATTCCATTCCCGGTTTGATCGACCATCATTGAGAGGTGATTTAATGACTACTGGTAAGGATGCTGCTCAGGTTCAGAGCGTGCCGGCTGTCGGAAATTTAGATTCTGCTCTTTCTCGTATTACGAGGACTGCATCAGAAAACACCGCTAAAAGCGCACAGATGGCTGCTGAGCAACGCGATTGGCAGGAGAGGCAAAATGCCTTGGCTATGCAATTCAACGCTCAGGAAGCTGCTAAAAGCCGTTCTTGGCAGGAATACATGAGCAATACTGCTCACCAACGAGAGATAAAAGATCTTAAAGCAGCCGGTTTGAATCCGGTGCTAAGTGCTATGGGAGGTAACGGCGCTGCCGTTACCTCCGGTGCTACCGCTTCCGGCGTTACCTCTGCTGGAGCTAAAGGCGAGGTTGATACCTCCGCTAATGCTGCTCTCGTGCAACTGCTTGGATCGGTTCTTTCAGCTCAAACCCAGTTGCAAACTGCAAACGTCAATGCACGTACTCAGGAAGCAGTTGCTGATAAGTATACTGCTATGGAGAAGCTTGTAGCTCAAATCGGTGCCGATTCCTCTCGTTATGCTGCCCAGCTTGGTTATGCTGGTTCGAAGTACAATGCCAATATGCACTATGCTCTTGGTAAGTATCAGACTGATCAAGGATTTGAAAATCAGGTTTTTCTTGAGCAGAACTATCCTTCGAACTATGTTCAAGCTGTCAATTCTATTCTTAAAGCTCTCGGTTTTGATGTTACTGGAGGTGTTAACTCCAGTGAAGGTTCTGTTTCTGCTGAACAGTATGCTAAGCTTATGGAAAAGTATAATGCTGCTATTCTCGGTTCAGGTCCAAAGCGACCTCGTCATCAGAGGTAAAGAAAATAGAAAGCGTCGAGGCTCTGCCTCGGCGTTTCTATTTTGTAACCAAGCGTGAGCGCGGTTAGCGAATAGATATGCACCAGCGAGCGCCAGCGAGCGGACACAGCCCCATTACTCTCTTGATGTAATGGGGCTGAGTGACACCACGAAAAGCAAAATGCTCTCTTTAGGTTATTGACAAGCTATGAATATATGATAAACTAATGAATATAATAAACTGTAAGGTGATTAAATGAAAAATGATGATAAAGATAAAATGCTTGATGATTTTTGTTTACAGATGCTTTTGCTTGTTGGAGCTGGTGTTGCTCTAATTGTTATTATTTGTTCTTTTCTTTGATTTGTCCTCCTGAATTTCTGTGATGGGGATACGATATCGCCTATTTGACCCGTTTTTGCAACATTTTCTCCGTTTTGCACAAAG